TGATTTTGACGAAGAAATACCAGTTAGATTTGTATTCCGTGATGCACACGGAAGTACAACATATCATCAATATGTGGATACGATAACATTTATCAATGGGAAGCTAGGAATTGAAATGAACAGTCTAAGTGATAAAGAACTTGCCATTTGAACCAAGGATAACACCATGACAAAGCAAGCAATTATCTACACCCGATTTTCTCCGCGTCCAAACGCGCAAGAATGTAATAGTTGCGAGAAGCAAGCGGAGCGTTGTGTTACATATTGGAGGGCAAAGGGCTATGGGCCATGTACTGCAATTTACATGGATAAGGACGTATCCGGTGGGGAATTAAACAGGCCGAGGCTTAATGCCGCAATAGCAGCATTAAATCCTGGTGATGTTTTAATCGTGGACAGTAGTGACCGTCTAGCGCGAGATATGTTGGTGAACCTGACTATCAGGTACCAAGTAGAACAAGCCGGCGCAACGATTGAATTTGCGGACGGCTCCCCACAAGCCATAACACCGGAAGGCAAGCTATTTCAGAACATCCTTGCTGCCTTTGCTGCTTATGAACGCGACCGTATTCGCCTGAGAACAAAGAAGGGGCTGGAGAAAAAGCGTAAGAACGGAGAGCGTACCACTGGCAAGATTCCGATTGGGTGGCAAGAAGACCCGGAAGACCCTAAACGACTTGTGGTATGCGAACAAGAGCGTAAGGCAATTAAATTAGCGTGTGCAGCTAAAGCTGTTACGGGCACTACTTCTGATTTAATTGCTCAACAATTAGATAATGAACTTGGCCCTTGTCGTGGCAATCCCTGGAGTGCCCGCACAGTCCGCAAGCTAATCAAGCGCCATGCTTTCTGGGCCGACCCAGTGAATGGCGATTCTGCTCTTGAACCTCAGCACCCATGATGGTATAATGTGCTCAACTTGATTTACCCCTGTTATTTAATGAAAGGGAAAATAACAATGGAAAATCCCCGAAATGAAGCAGTAGAATTACTCTGTCATTATTTTGAGCAGGTTGGACTTGCAATAACTGATGATGTAGAAGATGAAATGCTCAAGATTGTAAATGCAATCATTGACGCAGCAAGATTAAATCCTAGAAAATAATCTAAGTTGACTTATACGTCATTATCAACCCGCAGTTATCGCACGTTTCTGGATAATTTTCAGGTTCATTAGGCATCCATATATCAAGTTCAGCCGTGTCATCTTCTTGGTAGCAAGAATAACAAAGAACTCTACTATCCATCATAATTACTGGCACACAGGCTTGTGTTTCCATCACTCAATCTCCATCCCATGCTCCCTTGCAATTGCCTTGCAATACTCCCGGTTTGATTCAATCAGAATACACCTTCGTTTAATTCGCTTGCAGACGCGCAAGGTGGTCCCTGTGCCCGCGAATGGATCAAGTACGGTATCACCTTCTTTCGTGCTAAGCTTTATACACCGCTCAATTAGGCCCTCGTGAAGCTGCGTAGGGCACCACGAGCGGCGTTGCTTTGAGTTGCCTGTAACGCGCGGGAAATTGAACACATCACCGGGCACTCTGCCACGCGGGTCGGCGCGCTTGTCGCCATTCTTTTGCCGCCAAGATTCCACGCGAATCTGATCGGGATAGAGCACGGCGTCTTCGTGTGCGAGGCGCATAAGTGGCCGATGATTGTTTCCCAAATCATTCTGATTATGCTGCCCAAAAGTGAAGATTTGCACGCAGGACTTGGCTTTAATGTAGGACTTGAAGTTACATAATCTATTTATTATACCGCCAATTTCAAACATCCATTTGGAGTTATATGAAATCCACGTTATATTTGCCGTAAATGTAAACCTAGCTATACAATCTGATAGCCATTCCAAGTATCGCCCGCTGGGCATGTTGTCATTATAATTTCCATAACAAAGCCCCAAGTTGTCAGGCGGATCAGCAAAGATACAGGTTACTTTGGGGAGCTTGTCAATAATCTTTAAGCAATCATCATGTATTAGTCTGTGGGTCATCTTTTGCCCTCCCATAATCCCATTCGTCCCAAGCGCGATATAACTTTGCGTAACACAAGCCCCACTCATCACTGTGATCTTCTACACAGTCTGCGCCGAACCAAGTAAGAGCATGTGCATATTCATGGAGAATTGTATCAATTCGTTCACTAAATGCCTTTTTGCTATTGATCCGTATTAGGAAACGATGATTTTTGAAAATACAATCTCCACTGAGCCCCTTCAATGACTGCGAACAGATAGTCACAGGGTAGCGCGGGGGGAACTCTCGTCGTAGCCAGTTGATTGTTCGTAGCCATTTCTGAAGCGTTGTTAGTTTCATTTTAGTATGGTCGTACGAATGGCCTAAGTAGCTCATTAAAAGAATCTCTTAAATACTTCATAGTATTCTTACCATGCAATGAATTCCATGGCCTTGGGACAAGAATCGCTTGTCCGCCGTATTTTGAGAATTCATTGACATTCTTATCACTATCATCAATTAGTAAGGCATTAGGATGAGCGCACAAATGTTTTGGTGGACCAATTAAATACTGTCGATGTAACCATTTTGGACAGTGCTTGTAAATCCATTCCATTTTGCCTGCTGCGCAACCGGGATCAAGCACTGGAGAAGTAAGAATACAAATGTTCTCTTTACCAACCAAGGCTTCACAGTTATCAAGAAGCCACTCAAATTCATCTGATACTGGGAAATTTGCCCAATCTTCGCGGTTGAATATATCCCAAAATTCCTTCCTTGTTAATATGTTGTTGGGTCGTAGCCAATTTGCTGCATTTAGAATATCCCACCCAACTTTCTCATAATAACAATTAAGGGCCTGCTGTGTTACCTTGCAGCCGACATGCTCAAGTGCCTGCACAGTAAACTTGTTCAATACATCATCTAAATCAAGGAAGATTCGCTTTAGTTGCATTAACAATTCCTCGTTAGAATGGGAGATTTTTCTAATTGCTCTTCATGCACAATAATACACAATAGCGAATATACCGCGTTATCCATAAGGGTATCCTTGAAGCTTTCTTCCTTCACTTCAAAAGTCTTTGTCTTTGCGAAGGTCTTTAGTCGCCCCCACTTGTCCATAAGTCGAACCAGGATGCTCTTCCACGCAGGAATTCCAATCTCTTCAGATGCCCGAAGATTGGATAGTGGATCGTCGCCTGCATAATCATGGTTCTTGCGACTGTGAAGATCAGCCATTTCTTGAAGCAATTCATAGAATCGTGGGTGGCCATGGTAGCTGGCGGTTTTGAGTTGCGCCATTGGATATTTCTCCTGAAGGTGTAATTGAAAATAGTTGCGTTGCGTGGCGATGTGTCGTGTCGCGGAAAAATGAGACGCGTTGTGCTGTTACTTTTTTTCCCATTTATGACTTTTAACTTTATATTGACCATAAACTCCGCGATTTTCTGGCCTCCATCGACCGATTCCTACGGCTACTCCAGCATATTCTACAACTTCCATGAAAATTGATTCTGGTATAGCTTTTCCAACAACTAGCACTTCAAGTTCACCTTTCCATTCTTGAATCGTTGGATATGCTCGCCACACTCGCCCACTGGTTTTCATTCGGGTAGGCTGACTATGGGCAAATATCCATTCGCACTTAATGGCAGGGTCTTTAGGCTTAAAAGGCAAGATTAAACTTTGAGCAATTTGTACTTCTGTTTCAAAATGCTTGGTATACTTTTCATTTTTACTATCTGCCTTTTGGATACCAAGCAATTGGGCAGCCTTAATAATACTTAGTTTGAATGCCATGGCGGGAATGAATACATGCCCTGATTGGCTAACATTTAGATGGTCACGCCAAGTACGTTCTTCAAATTGCTGATGAGTTTCCTGATCGGTTTTTTCCGCCATGCGTGCTCTTGATTGCGAATAGGGAGATGAGCTAACAAGTTGTAATGTTGCAATGTACATAGTAAAACTCCTGTTGGGTTAAAAAAGTTGCGTTGCGTTGCGGTGCATTGAGGCGCGCCAAGAAGAGAGGCGTTGTTATCTTTTCCTTTCTAGCCAAGGAAATGTTTCGTGAGAAGTTGCATTGCGTCGAGATGCGAGAAGGGGAGATGAAGTGAGATGAGTCGCAAAGGTTAATATTTCCACGCTATTTCCGGGACGTGGTGCTGCTTTCTGGTTGCTGATGGCCTTACATCTTTCAAGTTCGGCCATCCATTCGGAAATAGTTGTATCAAGAAAACTATCGCTCATTACTACACAGAAGGTTGTTCTGTTTCGGGTCGTTTGAGATTCCAAATTTTATGACGAGTAAATACATCTTCATCGCCAGAACGCACGAGTGTTCCGCCAATTTGAGGGAGAGCCTGCCGGCCACCAACTATTTTGTAGACAAAAGGTGTCTTAGCTTGCCATCCGGCCGTGGTGCATGATGTACCAAAACCGTGCGATGTTTGAAAGCGCGTTTCGATATTACGGTGCCGATGGGATCGCACTACCACATCTGGGGGTCGATTATTCCAACGGGCCGATTCTACAAATGCTTGTTCTATTTCTTTTTGGATAGCTGATGATTCGTATGCCAAACTACCTGCTGTTCCAATGTGGTGTGTAATATGGACGAGTCCAACTCCAACTTCGATCCATAATTCCCATCTAGCATAACGACCTTCTTTGTCGGGTATGGCATTTAATTCCTCCGCTAAGCGTTCTTCTGTTTCGCCAGAAGGCCCCACGTGCGCTTCTGTGCCTCGAATGTGATAATACCTACCTTTACATGCTTCTATAACTGGCTTTAAGATTGCCTTGGCAATTCGTGCTTGATCGGTAAGATTATGACTTACTTGTGTAACAGCCTTATGGTGCCGACCATCAATGGCATCGCCGTTTAGTACCACTGCATAAGACTCCCCGCGAGTTACCTGTGGAACCCACTCATTCCAAAATCTTTGCCAACAATTCCAAATATCCGCCTGTAGCGACGTATGTTTATAAATTGCGCCATCATCAAGAGTTACTTCAGGCGGACATAATCCAAGCCGGCAACCGCAATGTAAATCTGACACTACAATCAAATTATTAAGCGGCTTGATTTTCTTTTTTCGTGACATTCATTCCTCCTAATTAGGTTCATCATAGTAGCCAACTTCAGGGTGGCATAATAAACAAATTTCTGTCTTTATTAACCCTCCGCAAGTCTCACATTTATGTTCTTTTGCTCTTTTAATCTTAGGTATAAAACGACGTGGACGAATATCAGGGGAATCCTTAATTGCCTTGACAGTTCCCTTGGAAATTCCAACTTGTCTTGCAATTCGTCTATTGGATAACTTGGTTTTAAGCAGGGAGCGTACTTTTATCTCAACTGCCCTCGGAATCATTTTCGGCATTAACACATTTCCTGATAGTCAACTCCACTCGTGGATATAATGAGTCAAAAAGAAATAGTGGCATTCTGCGTTCCATATGTTCATAGTCGTCATCAATTACCAATCCAGAATCCACAATGCCATCATAAGCAGCTTTTAGCGAAGCCACGGCATTATCTTGATCCCGTCGATGCTTTGTTGGAAAGAAAAATTTAGCTGCAACTGTCACTTTTCCCCATGGCTTAGTTTCGATAGATTCAGCTTCTATTGCCTCTTGCGCCAATTTTCGGTATCGTTTAATTGCTGCTGCCTTGGTAAATCGGCCACCTGGAGTGGCAACTGCGCAATTTGGCGACAGTACCTTAACTGGCAATGGAAGTATGATCGTAACTGATTCGGGGGTCATTCTGAATGCCTTCGATAATTCTCAACAGTCCAAAAACAAGTAGCCGGCGCCCCTTTGTTGGTCTTTTTAATTTGTGCGATAATTTGTTCAGCTTCCACAAGATCAGCAAGTAACGCAGTGCGCTCTTTGTTGTTTGTCCATTGAGAAGCGCGTGTTAAATCGCGCTTCCAACAACCATCAGTGCCATGTTTTTCTATAATAGTGACAAGTTTTTGTTTTTTTGCGTCAATATGGCTTGTTGTAATTGTTGGAACAATCTCGCTTCCAAAACTTGATAGTAAATAACGCACGAGTCGGCAAGCATATTCTGCAATGGAGGTGGTAATTTCCGGGGCTTGAAAATTCTCGCTAGCAGCACAAATCAGCGCTATTCTACGGGCGTTCTCTTCGGCCTTTGCCCATAAGCAAGCCAGCTCCGGATTGGATTGTCCATGAGTGATAGATTCGCCATCAAAGGCCAAGAAAAGCTTCTCAGCATCAGGAGTTCTTGGAACGATTATTTGCTCTGGTGGCGCTACATTGCCCGTCTGTGTATTAACAAACGTGTCAATGCTTCGACCGTCTGTAATTGTGATTTGCCGTGTAGCCCAAGCGGTAACTTTTTCGCATATTTCAGGTGGCGGTGGAACATCACAACCGTGTCGTTCCTTGGGCGGATTATCATGCGACAAGAAAACAAGGCATCGGCTCAACCATCCATCCTGAAGTTCTTCGGGAGTAACACCGGAACTGAATCGTTCCGGTGTGGATGTGCCGTAAATGCAGCAGCAAGGCTGAATAATGGTACGCTGTCTATCCATGTCGGCATATTCACGACCTTTGTAAATACTGCCACTAGCCGAGTAGAGCTTCATCAGTAGCGGAACAATACGCACATGATGTTGGCTGATACCAGAGCGAATATGTGACAATAAGTAACCAATTTCATCCCAGAGAAAAAGGCTGGCAGGATGTAATGACATGCGCTCTTCGATTGCAGCATCAGAAGCCACGTCACTGCCACCAAGAAGATCAACACAACCAGATGCCTCGCATAACTTACGAATTTGATTGGGTGCATGAGCCTTGCCGGCCGATGACGGGGCAATTCCCATGCAATAGAGATTCGTTCTGCTTCCGAGTGAGTCACGAATTTTGCGGCCGAACAATACACCAAGGAATGGAAGAACGCAAGCTAATGTGAGAAGAGGTTGCGGTTTAATGGCTGTTGTGTTAATCCATTCGCAAATTTCACCTAGTAATCCAGTTGGTTGGGTAAGGAAGGTTAAGTCCTTTGTGTTGGAGGATGGCTTTTTTATAATCCAATAATCTATACCGACTGATTGTGTATTAGGAGGTTGGGTACTAAAGAAACCACCAAGAGTTTTATCTGACTCAGATGTATTTACATTAAGCAATGCATTAACATCTATGTCAATATTCGGTTGAATTGCATAACTCTCGTCTTCTAGTAGCCAACCGCGCGGCTTATCGGGCGCAAGCTTCTGTGCTTCCGAAACTTTACGTCGGAAGTCCTTATCATCTTTCGTAATGCTTAAATCCCAAGGCGGTACACAGCGCGGGTTGTACTCCCTAGTCAGGAGGTCAAGTGCTTGGCTGTCAGATAGCAGGAAGCCGTGGACCATGGCCACAGCCGCCCAGAGAAGCTTGTCGTGCCCCCTCTGCCCCTGGATAGCCGGATCGCACTCGGCCAGATATAGGGAAGCTCGCTGGAGAATATCAGCCGAGGCAGGCGCCGTAGAGACTACGTCATGCGCCCGTAAGAGCGGTGTCTTTGTCCACGGCGCCTGCTTACTCGGCCGAAGGAACTCGGGGAATTCGGCTGGCTCCCGCTCCCAAGGAGCGCACCCTTGTGCCCATACATACTTTCCTCCGTTGGGATGAACTGAAGGGGCGGCTACCACATAATATCCATTACCACGAATGTCAATTCCTGGTCGAAAACTATTCCTGTTGGCTGGTGAATCATCGGTAAAATAGAAAGCATGAAAGCCGCCGCGCGGCGTATTCTGCTTGATTGTCTCAGGTAATGCCGGAAATTCCTTTAGCGATTCATGTCCATTTACATCACCAGCTTCAGTTACATCCACATCCACCACGTAGATGTTACTTGCCTTACCGCAGGCAATAGCGATATTCGCATTCGGCCACTTTTCCCACCAAGTGCGTATTTGCACTTCATCTGCCGTGGCGTCTTTGACGCCATGCGTGCCAGGAAAAGGAATCTTCTGGCATGGCATAAGTGGAAAAACCTGCCAGCCAAGAGAAGCATATTTCAGGGCGTAATCGAGAAATTGGGTCATTTACTCTCTTGTTTGTATATTCTTTGCGTAAGCATGTTTAAGTGCATAGCGTCTTGCATCTGCATAGCGGCGAAACTTTTTACATGGAATATAAGGCGGTATTCCATTTTCATCATTAAAATACACATACCAATGTATTGCACCAACTAAGCTATATCGTTGAATTACAATAGTGATATTTGGATTCTTTTTCATATTTCTTAATTCACTGGTTGATTATACCCCACAATCTCATAATACTTTCCTTTCCGCCGGACAGTAATTGTCTTTGTCCATTCAAGAATTTCTTGGGTAAGAAAAAGATTTTCAAGCGCTTCATTTGCAGTGACCTTCTTCTTCTGAACTCCAAATCGTTTGGCCCACCAATCCTGAGCTATTTGACCGGCAATTCCCGGATGATCAAGGCACACCCATTCTCGGAACATAGAGAGCCCGCAACGATACTGCACGCGAATACTATCAGGCGAACCTTCTTTTTGGTGTCGATTAACATAGACAGCATCGACTTTATGTGTTTCCGGCTCACTTGAGAGAATGGATTTTCCAGATACTTGAGTACCATGTAACCGCTTTTCTTTTTCGACTTGTTCAAGTCGTTCTATTTCTTGTTTAGGAATTTCCCAGCCGCATGCCGGGCATATCCTAATAGCTTTAGAAAACGACTCTCGACAAGTGGCACAAACTGCCATGACCGTTGGCGCTCCCCCAATGAGATCAATGGGCCCATGCTCTTCGATGCATCCGGCAAAATCGAGAACGAGGCAATCGTTAATCGAGGGATGACAACGCAAGCCTCTTCCAACCATTTGTGAGTATAAACCGGCAGAGAGTGTAGGCCGTAATAGGACGATACAGTCGATGTGCTGCGCATTAAATCCCTCAGTGTAGACGTTCACATTACAAATAGCTCGGATATGACCAGCTTTGAAATCACGAACAATTCGATCACGTTCATGTTGTTTTGTTTTACTTGTGACATAAGGTGCATAAACACCATGTATGCGCAGTGCTTCCGATACTCGCTTACAATGTTCAATGTCCACACAAAAGAATATGATTGCCCGGCGTTTCTCGGCATTTATAATTCGCGTAGCCTCGCTAATGGCTTTATGAACAATATCACTTCGATCAACGGCCTTGGCCAGGCTTTTAATAACATAATCACCGCCTGAATTTCGCTTGACTTCCTTTAGTTCCGGTTGCGTTTCGCCAACCTTTGAGCGCAGCTTACATAAATAACCAGCATCAATGAGATCAGTAACCTTTGCCTCATAGCATATCTCGTTAAGGATATGGTCTTTATGGCAAATTTGCCCGCCGGCCATACGATAAGGTGTTGCCGTCCAACCTATCACCTTCAGTTTCTTGCTGAACCTTCGGCTTTCGTTAATGAAGGTTCGATACTTTCCTTCGCCCTTAAATGGAATGCGGTGCGCCTCATCGACCATAATCACATCCCACGGCGTAAATTCCCCTGCACGCCTATAGACAGAATCAATGGAGGCATACAAGATATTGGCGTCGTAATCGCGCTGTTTTAGCGCAGCAGAAAAAACACCAATATCTCCATCGGGATAAAGTCTCCAAAGCTCCCCTGCGTTCTGTTCGATCAATTCCTTTCGATGTGCTAGAATAATGCAACGGAACCACGGTGCAGCTTCCTTCCATGCTTGAATGGTCCACGCAATCATCAATGACTTTCCGCTCCCGGTGGGCAGCACTACACACGGATTTGTTTCCTTTAGGCGAATATGCGCATCAAGCGCTTCAAGGGCTTCTTGCTGATAAAGGCGAGGAACTAACATTCTTCAGATTCAATAAGATCATCAAGGTCTGCTAATACATCCCGAAGATCATTAGCTACATCATAAAACAATTCTTTTTCTCTTAGGTCTTCAGCAAGCTTTTCCAATAAGCGAGCTAGTTCACTGCGAAATTTCATTAGTTGGTTCCTTTCTCTCTAATCTCAGCCACTTTTTCGTCAGGCCAAGCAATTACTATACGATTACCTGGCAACTCAACTGCATTGTAATACAACATAGTACATTGTGTAATTGGCTTTAGGTCTACAAGTTTTTCGGCATAAGCATCCGACCATGCTTGCAATAATTCATTAGCCGGTCCTTTCCAAATGGTCTGCGAACTGTGCTCTGGGTAGCGATTTAGAATGTCTTCTTGATAGTCTGTAACAATGCCGCCAAAGAGACTCTTGACGGTTTTCATTGTCTCGTTCCCCAGGAGTGAAGCTGGAATTTCTCTTAATTCTGTGCTGCTGTAACAGCCGTATGCAGGGCCAGTTTTCCATGTGGTGCCATCCTTATTGGTGAATTCAATGAAATCATTACCAGCATCATCCTGCCCAGAGTCAGTTGATTCTGCGAAGGGTATTAAGCCAGGAAGAACAAGATGATTTTTACATATTTCATCACACGATATTGGAGCATTTTGCTTTTCACAATGCCACCAAGGTTTTCCATCTAACGATTCTCGTATTATTGGCGTTGCGTGACAGCATTGACGGCAGGAAAGGGATGGAACAAGTAGTGCAGGTTCATTATTACTTCCACCCCAGCAGATTTGTCGTGCGTCACACCAGTTACATTGATAATAATCTGATCTGTCAGAAATTCGATTACGTGGCTCTGATATGGTAATAATTCGATGCGCTTTTTCCATAAGCTGTTCTGCTTCAGTTTTATCATATCGAATACGCTCCGAATGCAAATCATCGGTATCTTTATTTTTTGCAAGATACAGCGCTCGTTTCATACCGCTTAAGTGCATATAGATCATCATTTGCGCATAATGCTGTGGTTTAGATGCCTTGACGCTTTCCTTGGCAAGTTTCCGAAATGAGCTTGCATTATGAGTCTTAAATTCCAAGACATGCCATGTCTTGGGTGCCTCGGGGATACCAAGAGCACAGCCATCCATGTGGCCAGAGAAATGTCCACCAAAAGCCGAAACAGCAAATTGCTCGCCATCTTGATCGCAGTCGTGAACTTCGCAGCCGATCATGCGTAAGTCATTCACAAAACGCTCTTCTTCTCGGTCGCCAGTTTGCAGGAGCCGATACATTCGGCCATCAAACCTTGGACGGCAACATTGACGAAAACAATACCATAGGTATCGCTCACATGGATGACCAATAATTGACGCGCCAAGATAGCCACGTACAGGCTCCGCCTCGGCGGTCTTCTTGTATTGTGCAAAGATTGCCGAAACAGTCTTGGATTGCTGTGGAATGTATTGGGTGAGATCAGTCATTATATTTCCAATGAATGTACTTTAATTTCTTCAATACAATCTCTTGCAAAATCTACAATTCGCTTTGAAGTTAATGGTCGTGAATGTGTTGAAGTTCCTCTGTTGAAAAATGAAAGGATCGCCGGATTGCCGATCAACGCTACAACACATTCGCGCAATTCGTGCCGATTTTGTTTTAGACGTTCAAGTTCTGATTGCATTATTCTTCCTTTTCTTTGGCGGGCTTCACAGTAACACTTGGTTTTCGTGGCGTGACAGTGACATGCTGCGATAAGGCATTAAATATGCCAGGGTCATTTTGCCTATACCACTCATAACCTTGTATATCAAGCTCGTGAGTAGTTTTTGATTTAATAGGAGGCGGAGAATCACCCCAAATTCCGAGTTTGCAAACTCCTTCAAGATCAGCCTTATAACTCAATCCACGCTTGACTGTAATTTTCGCTCCATTCTTGAGCGTTATTGTTTTTTGTCCATCTGCTTTCGATGGGATAAGGCTCGCAATTTGATCCTCAAGTGCAATTCGCTTCTTTCTCGCAAGGTCTTCTCCGATTTTCGCAAGGCGAAATTCTGCCGCTAGTTCCCACAGCTTATCGTCAATGTTCATTTTTTCCCCATCTAATAAAGTTCCGAACTGCCACACATCCCATTACTACTTCAATGAAGATCAAGTCAGGCTTCGCAAGTCTTATACCTTCGCTCACCCAAAATAATCCGCCAGTGAACGTTATCAAAAACGCCCAGCGCCGCTTGTGACCTAATTGCCAAGCACCAAGAATAATCAAAACATTACCTATCCAGCCAAGGGGCATATCATTCCTTAGAAATCCGCTTGCCTTAATTGTTACTCCAAAATAAATAGTTTACGCAATTCAGCCTGAGACATGCGCTTGGGTGGCAGCTTCTTCGGGGGCGTAGCTTTCTCTTCCCCCGAAGGCTTCCGTGCCTTCTTTGCCATCTTCTGGCGATACAATTCCATGCGCTCTTCTTTCGTATCGCCTCTTCGTTTAATGTTCATTTTAATTCTTGCGATCCCACGGTCGGCTTTGTTGTTGTGGCGGCGTTATGCCTGTACAATGCGCCGGTGGTGTCGCATTAAGACGTGACCCTTGGGGCACTTGCTTGGCTGGCACCTCAGAGGGCGCCGAATAAGTACGAACGAAATTCTGATCCCCCTTCACTTTCACATGAGCAACCGTTACTTGATCTGCAAGCTGAGCCGTATCGGTTAATTTGGCAATTCCCAAACTTCTCCCCAATGCAGACAACTTTTGCAGTCCAATTCTTACACATTCCGCACTTGGATTGTCGATGTTGATCCTATCCCAGAGCTTCCAATTCTTATATTGACCATCTACCACGGTAAGTGGCAATTCAATGTAATGACCGTTCCCCGCCTTGGTTTGCTTCACTTCAGCAATTCCAATTAACGTCAAATACTTCTCTGGCGGAAGAATTCCAAAATCATCTTGAGGTTCTACATTTTCCGGCAAGAAACCAGAAGCCTCAAAGAAGTCGGTAAGGTTTCCGTAATCATCCATGCTCATTTGTTCAGGTGGATTCATGTTGAATTACTCCAAAAGGTTAATAGAGATAGTTGACACAGTTATTACTCACAAATAATCTTGCCGATTATTCTTTTCACTCGATACTCTTCTGCTCTAGCTTGCTTTTGCGGGGGATAATTTATGCATGTTGAATATGCAAAATCGCCAACTCTAAATCTTAATTTTCCCAACACATCCCCATAAGGATTACATTCAGCAAAAGTCCACTCAGGAATGTCAGCCAATGTTTTTACTTCGTCGTGATGTTCGTAAAGGATACGAAAACTAGGAATTTGCATTTTATTGTCCTTTCTGAAGTTTTGCGTCTACGGCGTCTTGAAAGTGTGACCAACAATCTTTTGGGTCTGGGGAATTACCAAGTGAAATCTCGTATGGCAATCGACCGAAAACGCCGCGGCCACCGCCGGGGTGCGCCGGTCGCTTTTGCGTATATAAAAAACGAGAGCCAGGAGCTACATCAATGCCTCGTTTCTTTACATTATCCTTATGAAAGCCAAGCTTTTCTTCCTGCACAACAACCTTTGTATTACAAAAAAGAATACTATCAGCCCAGCGGTAAAAAAGACTAGCGGTTTTTTGGTGAACATCCCATTGATACTGATCGTATGACTGTCCATTTGGATCATCGAAGCGCTTGATCTTCACATGCCCAATAAGAATAGATGCCATGTTCTTACACGAACGCAAGGCATCAAGAGTTTCTGCAATTTGTCTCCACACAACAGTTGCTTTATCATGGCCAACGCCAAACTGAAGTGAACCTTCGTTGATACTTTCTGCTCTATTTTCTTCGCATATTTCAGCATATATAATTGGCTCCAGTGAACTTGCTGAATCAATCACAACAGTTTGATAGGAATGATCTTCCCTGCCAAGTGCATATAACCATCCCAAAACTTCTCTTGCTGATCCACAGACATCAGGAGTTTTTCCTACTTTTAATTCATCAATTCCTTCCTCCCCCTGAATCGGTAGAAATATAGGCGAATCGGCGCCAGCAGCAAATGTTGACTTGCCAATCTTCTCAACACCAAGCAAGATGATACGTGGTGCTCTTAGTCGCGTTTCCTCTGTAATGGAACTTAGATCAAAAGCCATTTGTATTCCTTCATTGTAAGGTCAAGTGTATATGTTTGGTTCCGTGTGGAATAGTAACTTCCACTGGTGAAGATTCGACTGCTGGAATTACACAACAACAGAAGTGCTCTTGTGAAAACAATATAAAATCACTATATTTTATATCAACTAGCATAATATCATTAGTCCCACATACATCATTGACCCTATTAGTTGGGTATTTTCCCGATAAAGCAAGTACCCGAAAATGACGATTACGCAATAAAGAGCCGCAACCATTCCGCATTACACCTTTTACAAGCGACACACTGTAAGAACCATCTCTTACTTCCACAATGTCATTGACTTTCATTCTCTTACCTCACTTTTGATAAAGAACAGATGAGTCTCCAGGTTGTTCTCCAAAATCATCACTCAATAAGCGCATTCCATTATGGAGTCTGATTCCATAACATGCCTTGCGAAGCCCCACCCACGCTTCCATCCGACATTCTCTTCCACAATATTCTTGGCCCTCATGCGAAGCATTAAATGGCGAATTACACCAAGAACAAATGCTTTCATACATTCCCCATGTTCCTTCGCCGGTTCCGCAATCGTGCGTTGCGCTCGTGTCGAGTTTCTTGCTTCCGGGAATCCAAGAACATTTGAAGGTCCATATCGGTAATTCTCCGATGAAGCTTTTTGCTGCATGGTGAAACAGACACTTCTACATATGCTAGCTCGTGACGTTTCAAGAGGCCCAAAACACTACGTTCTGAAATTTGAAGAATTTCAGCAACTTCTTTGGGAGTATAAAGCTTTGGATAATAATGAGGATTTGAACTATCCATTTATTTGTTCTTGGCAATTACCAAACATTCATTATCATTAAGAATACGTACAAAACAATCTCCGTATTCTCCATGATTCTTGTCTCCAAAAAAATCAGACCACCCGCTTTCCTATGGTAGGCCAATTGTAATAAGATGTTTTCCATATCGTTGCACGATTCTACCTGCACACGTTTCCCATATCCATTGAGTAATTACAGCTACCTGACCGTCTTTTAGTTTAGTAACAGGTATTACACCTGAAAGTTCTGTACTTAGTTTAACTGGCATTGAATTGTCCTTTTGTGTTGCATTTCAATCTATTGATTATTAGTAACTATCAAGTGTTCGCCATTTTCAATTATATGCACGTAACAATTATCATGTGGATGACTAAAGAGGTTAGACCAACGTCCAAATGGACGACCAATTTCAATAAGATGTGTACCGTATCTCTGAACAATTTTTCCTACATGCATATATGAATTCCATTCAATAATTTCACATATCTGCCCATCTTTCATTTCATGCAAAGGTATTACAAGTCTTTTCGTGTGTTCTAAGTTAACTGGCATTGAATTGTCCTTTTGTTTTGTAGGTTAGAAAAAGTCATGGCGTGTCGGACTGGTTATTACCGACTCTCCCCTTAGCTGGCTTCGCCAAGATACCTAGAGCGACTTTCCTTTATAAAGTCACCGCCATGAGTTACAATTTGGACGGCTTTCAATCCCCGAAGAAAGCCAATCCACGCAAAGGGGATACCCCGATCCTATCACGCCGGGGTGTCAGAATTCTGACTGAGAATGGTCAGAACTAAGATTGGCTGATTTTTTCAAGAATGACAGCAGATTGCCGTGTAAAACAAGTCCACGGTATCCCTGCGTCGATCAGCCAAGAAGAAAGGCGAGAAGCCGCCTGATAGATTGCATTATCACTAATGCGCTTGCCCCAAATTACATCCTGAAGCTCCTCAAAAGTAACACGATTACGAATATTCAGGTAATGCAAGAGAGAATAAAGAGTGGGCGAGAGACGTAAGCTACTTTTACCCCAATGCACAGTATGGGAATCTGGGGAAAATTGCAACCTAAGAGGTAGATCATTGGTATCTTGTAAGGAATTAACAGGTAAATCTATTAGTAACAATCCATCATCGCGCCGAATTCCAGTCCTAATCGCTTCAAGGGCATCCTGATCTGTCAGGAGAAATTGCATATAGGCGCATACCTTTAGCGCAAAAAGATAAGAAGAAGAAAAAAAGAAGAAAAGCTAAAGATAACTATTGTAAGTTATCCGGCGGAATCTCTTTGAAAAGCATTTCAAGTTCACAATCAAGTGCCCTTGCAATACTCTCAATAGTGGATAGCTTAACATCAGCAAAACGACCACCCAACAAATTGGAAATAGTTGACTGAGCCAGTCCGGTACGCTCTGCCAATTCCATTTGAGTCATATCACGTTCAAAAAGTATTCGACGGATACTCTTTCGTAGTTTCGGGTCAAGGGGCATGAACAGAGTTCCTACTAATAAGTTTTCCATTACAAAGCCCTCCCTTTAGTATAGAGCATAGGAAACATGGTGTCAAGACAAAAATGCAAAATCAGCTTCCCCCCCCCAGGAGCCACCCACACACCACATTGGCAACTACTTGAAGCCTTGCTAGCTCGTGAAGATTAAGCTGCTTGTATACCCGCTTCTGGAGGCTCTTGCTTGTGTGCCCCATTGTCAGGTCGATCATGGCCTGATCGGGTACAAGGTCAACGACTGTGGCGTAGGTGTGGCGTAGGGAGCCAAGACTAACGCCCAACGACCGATTGCCGTCCAAGACGCGATTGAAGGTCAGGGAAAGCTCCCTCCCGCCCGGTGAATACCGGCGCCGAGATCGTGACAACAGCAAGCATCGCTCAGATGCACTGGCCGACTTGCGGTGGTCACGCTGGTAATCTTGGATAGCCTCGACTGTCTCGGGCCACAAGGCTGCCATACGGCGGCGCTTCGTCTTGACACGACGGAAATCATGGTACGGTATTTTGCCGTCCAAATGCAAATGATCTAGCGTGATTGCAACTGTATCGCTGGGATAGAAGCCGCAGTTGATCCCAAGCAAGATAGCGACCTTCAGCTTGGGTTTCGCAGCCGCCAGTGCAGTAAGAATAACGTCTCGGTCGAGGAAGCGACAGCTACCGTTCTCTTCTTGCTCGGCTTCAATGGCAGTGACGGAAGGCACAGCGAACCTAGGGCCGTAACGAATATCGCAATCGAATAGCTCCATCTTGCGGCCCCAATTGAAGACGGCCTTCGTGGCAATGATGAAGTTTCGTTGCGTGCGAAGGCTATATCTGTTATTCTCCAAGTGCCTTTCCATCACTGTGAAATGCTCAGGCTTCAGGGCCTTGACTGGCAAGCCGACCACCATGGATTGCTCAAAGAGCCTTCGCACGGCGCGGTAGTCCCCTCGGGTTTTGCACGCAAGCTTGCCAGCCACGATTCGATCATCAACGTCGGCCAGATGCTTATCGAGCAATTCCCTCACAGTAATACTGTGCTCGTGAGTGGGCGGAATCTCACCCGCCAGTAGATAGTCCTTTTCGCGCAGCCAAAGCCGAAGCGCCGCGTCTCGGTCTTTCAACGGGCCGAAGTAATAGACCTTCCCGCGAACCTTCTTGCTCCAGTACCCCCTTGGATGGACAGTGAGCGGGAAGTCGGGGTGCGCTCGCTTCCAGAGGCGATGCTTCTGTAGGTCAAACATCGAATTCTCCTAATCAAGGATATGCTATTAAACATAGAGATGCTTACTTTTGGTTTGCCTTTGCGGGTGTACTGCGGGTGTACAAAATTTCTCTCGATCAGGAATAGTGCTGCAATTCTAGGCATTTTCGGACTTGCCCCTGCGGGCTGATGCCCAGCCGGTATATTTTTCCGCAAACAACCTAAGTTCCTATAGTTTATTACGTTACGACATGAGGACAAAGTGGGTTACCTGAAGAAAATTGCCTTAATAAGCCTAAAAAAAGCAATCCGGGTGTACATACACCTGGAGGCATGGTAGAATTATGCGATCTGATTTCACCCTCCATTACCCAGGAGAACCATTATGATGGCTGCTAAGAAAAAGTCAACCCGTGGTCGCAAGACGTGCCCCGCCTGCGGAGAAACTACCGGCGCCCGGACGCGAACTTGCAAGTGCGGGCACGAGTTCCAGATTAAGACCCACAAACAATCTGTGCGCGGTCCTCTTGACTACTCGCTTGAGGAACTTGAGAATCTAGTAAAGGCCAAGAAGGCCGTAGCAGAGCCGTTAGCCAAGCTAATCGAGAAGCACGGTGCAGAGGTTGTGTTGGCTGAAGCTCAGCGCCTTGCACAATAAGAAAGGCCGTACAGAAGCGGCCTTACACAGAAGTAACAAGTAAGAATTAGTCTACTTGGTCGTTATCTCGCCTTGCAAGATACGCCAAGAAGGCGTCCCTTTGGTCCTTTAGGGCTGCTGTGTGGGCTGGAAAAGTGCGCGTAAGCATCCACCATACCGTCCAGGCTAAGACCAGTAAGGCGCCTCCCTGAAGTATCTCGGATGCCAATGGCATCCCGACTGGCATATCAGCCGCGAAGATCATTGAAACTACAGCAATTAGTCCATAAGCTGGCACGCGCATTATTTAGGCCCTTCTGCGCTATAGAATTCCAATAGCTCCTGAACACTTTTCACGCCAGACATCACTTCGCCACGTTGATTCACATAAGCCGGCAGGGCATTGATTCCATATAGCTCTGCAAACGCAACATTGAGGTCATAATCAATCACCTGTATATCTGAGCACGAAGTCCTAAGCTCCTCAATAACAGGTTTCATCTGTTGACAATATTTGCACCAATCAGCAGAAAACATCAAATTCCCCGTTAGGCTTAAACTTCCAAGGTCAGTAGAATTAACAGCGTAACCATTCTTTTCAGTTGCACCCCAAAGCACCCCAACAATTTTTCCATCCTGGAAAATTGCCGAGCCACTTCGTCCGCCCTTCGGCGGTGGGACAAACATGAAGCTCTGTTTGGGCTTTTCGTTCATTTTAGTTACATGCCCTTCAAAAAGTGATTGCCAACTCAATCCGGGGCAGCCAACAGACATGATGGGATTATTTGGGTTTGGTCCATCAGGAGAAATTGGAATAGCCACTGGTAACTCACCTTCCTTAAAACTTTCGACAGGAATTACAATTACAGCAGCATCGACACTGAGAATCTTAGAAACCTTTCCAGTGTATTCGCCGGTGATCCTCCCATCAATCCAAAACTCAGCGATAAATGCCTTCGTTCCCTCGACAACATGCCGGCAAGTAAGAACATACACATACTGATCGTCAATTCTGAAACACGCACCAGAGCCGCCCGAACCGCCACCACGTATACGACAAGCGGAATGCAGATATTTATCTAAATCTACTTTCTCTGGATTAACAACAGATCGCTGGACGAAAGGAAGCGAAGGTGGAGCAATTTCGATTTGTGGAAATAATTCCTCTGTAACTTCATCTTGTGAATGAGAATAAATTACAGGAACTAGAAAAGGTAATGCGCAAAACGTCACTACCACAAGCCAACTAATTACGTAAATTATAAACGGTGTTTTCTTCATGGGCATTGCCTTTCTACTTGACCGACGTAATAGGTTCCTTGCTGATAGTGCGCAAAAGCACATTCACAATAGCCAGTCCAGCCGCAAGCCAAGGCGCAATAGGTGTCGGCAGGAATGAAACGCTACCAGCCGCACTTAGCACAGTCGCAAGCCCACCCAGCGTGTTCACCCAAAATGTCTTGGACCGCAGAAGTCCCTTGCCCAACACGGGCTTCCCTTCAGCAATTCTCTCGTTACGAATGTCTCGCAAAATTCCCATAGTAAATCTCCTCTTCAAAAGTTAAATTGGCCCCATCTTCAGTGTACTTACCTAATGCTTCTGTAAGTACCTTTTTGCCCACCCTACTTCTTGGGGGCACGTACTGATTGCATTGTAATCCTGTTTTCTCGGTTTTCACGATTCCAATTTCCGACAAGTCTCGTTGCTTTAGCGCGCTCCCCTCTCCGCCAGAGCTTCTGCGCTTCTTTCCGTGTTGCCGTTTCAGTGTCTTTATAAGCACTTACGCCAACACCAAGAGCCGCCAAGCCACCGGCGGCAACTCCAGCCACAGCACCCTCTTCCTTCCATGCTTCGGCAGTATCTTCAAGCACTAAGGGCACAACGGAACGTCCTAATGTTTCAAGTCTTGTAGTCTTTTCACCAACTGCCGTTTCTCCGGCCACCAATTCAATAGGAATAGTTACAGCCGGCGATAGCTTAAATGCAGCAAATCGTCCAATAATTTCCAGCGGATCAAAATCCTTAATGAATGCCCCAGTAGCTAATTTGGTTATCAGCCGCATTGGCTGCTGGAAGCCGCCCCAAATATCAACGCGCATATTGCCAGATCGAATCTTTCCCCAGTCGGGGTCTTCTGGGTCTAGGAATTCAACATCGGCACCAGCCAGATAAGCCAAGAACAACACCATCATTCCAGTAGACGCCGTTTTGGCCATATCTTTTGCAATCTGGTTGCGAACACGAGGCACTTTCCAATATCGCACAATTGTCCAGGGTGTTTCTATCCGACTTACAGCGAACTTAGGTGAAAAGAATGCAACCTGCAAGTAATCACTAACGGCACCAAACCGCCCAAGGTGCCCTAGTCCGGTTGACACATTAACATAATCAGCAAATGCTCGCATTTCTTCCTGTGTAGTATAGGGATGGTTTGCAATAAATTGATCGAAAGCGCTTGCGCGCATAAGATTACTGAATGCAGTTGCATGGCGACTCGATGCACTCATTAGCCATCCAAATGGATTCTGCTTACCGAAGATTTTCATTCTTTCAACAAAACGTGCCCTGAAAATTTCCGACCTTTGCCTGGCGTCTAGCGAGCCAGCATCCATAATGACCAACCCAGATTGCTCATATAGAACGGCATTTTGTGAATTCAATATTATGTTGTTAATTTCAAATGCACTATGTTCAGAAAAGAAAGCTTGCAGCGAAGGGCCAAATGCCTGCATTGCTTTTATTGGATGATTGACTACTTGAACAAAACACTGGCGCATTGTAAATGAAACATCTGCCGTAGCTTTTACTGACTTAGCACTGAATACGAATTCTTTCAATACCTTCCCAGTTGTCCACGGGGCAGTATCTTCAATGGCCTGTAAAATTTCCTGACGTTTCTTTGCAATTTCTATTTGCTTGCGCTCTAACTGACGATTTACAAGCTTCCTAACTTGCCTCCGTGGAGGAAGATATTCACCAGTCCGCAATTGTTCATTTAATTTGGCAAGCTCTTCGTCAGCCCGTATCTCCATACTGACTTGCCTGATTTGGTCTTGAATGTCGGCAAGTTCAGGGGGAATTTCTCTTGGTGCTCTTTTAAGCTTCGTTCTGCCATTTACAAGCTGATCCTGGAGAATATTCAGTCGCTCAATAGCCCTGACCACCTTGGCTTCGTCCATTTCTGTTTTGTAATATTCCATTCTGAGTTTAGTAAGCTTTTTTCCTAGCGCTTTAATTTCAGGATCAACAGGTTGTCGTTTCTGAGTTTTCTCGGCAACTCCTTGTGCCATTTGGTCTATTTCAACATGCATCCTGGCAAGCGACTGGAACTTAGCGACTTGTTTTTGCGCATGAGAACGTGCCTGCGCTTTTGCCTTTGGGTTACGAGAGATTAGAGCCTGATATACATCGTGGTCACTGAGATTCAAGTCTGGTAAGTCCTGGCGTAAATTTTCAATAACTTCAACAAGCGAGCCAGTGCCCTTCTTGATATAAGCAATGCCCAGCCGTCCAATAAGGTAAGTCCCCTCGGCAGTTACCCCCGTAATGTCATTCACACGAAGGCCTATTTGCCGAATCTGATCCTTAATGTCTGCTATTTCCTTATCTGCCTTTTCGCGGATTTTGCGACCAATTTCCTTCCTTGGCTTGTAAGCATTAAGAACTTTTTCGGCAAGCGCTTTGTCTCGCGCCTCGTCGGCAATACGTTCTGCCTCTTCTAATTGCTCCCTGACCTTTACCAATTCAGCATGTTCCTTCGCAAGACGCGCAGCCAACTTGCGTTCAGTTTGTGTAAGTTCCCCCCCCTTCGGCCCCTTGGCGGCCTGCATTCGATTAAGTATCTTAACGATACTAAAATCTTCTCTATTCATTCGTAAGCGACCAAATCCAAGAGCCCGTGCCGTTTCACGCCTTGAGTACCTAGCCGCTGTTGTAATCATATCAAGATGATCTATAATGCCAGGTGTTTTGTGTATACCTTCAGCCCCTACAGTCCATGCGCCTTCAATGCGGGCCGTGGCTTTGTCAAATGCTTCTTGATTCTCTGCCGCAGCAGCCTTTGCTTGTTCTTCCCATGCAGCATCTAGTTCATTTAACAACTTACCTTCTTTTAGCAATAATGCTGCACTTTCATGTGTGGTAAGCATCTTTCCAGTTTTAAGTGCTTCCTGGGCTATTTCCATTGCCCGTTCATCCCCCCTGCTGGTGGCAACTTCATCCATGACAATATCTCTGTGCTGGACTTCCTCTTCAGTCAATTCCGGCCGATGAATATATTGGCGTATCTTATCAGTTTCAACTTTATTAAGAGCAATTACCTTTTCGTTAGCTTCTACTTCCTCCACAGGCACTCCAGGAGCTTCCTGAGCGGCTTCTGGCGCCAATGGTGTTTCTACCGGCCCAGGAGCTAAATCTTCCTGTACAGCCGCCGTAGGCTCCGCAACGGGCGTCTCCGGGGCTTGTTCCGGGGCTGGCCCCGCCTCTGCCTCTAAGCGGGCCTGTTCTCTGGCACGAAGATCGGCCGCAATGGCCTGAACGGCTTCTTGCCTCACTTTACTTGGGGGTATCGTTCCATCCTTTTTGGCAGGTAGCTTCCATTGCTTCCACTGTTTCCGAGAAGGTGTCTCATTGGCATCTGCTGCTGCTATAATCTCATTCGCAATTGCCACTTCACGCCCTGCCTTAACGGAACGGACAAGATCAGGAGCACTACCAATGCCGGCAGCAATGAGAGTTTGGACTGTGGTTTCAGCTACAGTTTGCCGCAAACTTTCTGGACTTAAAGCATCAGAATCGACTTCTGCGACCGCCGCAGCAACATTATGTCCTATTTCAGTTACCAACTCTTCTGGTAACTCTTGGCCTACTGTAATTCCCAGCTTCTTTAGGCCCTCTTTCAATCCAACCGCAACAATAGACTTTTTGCCGGCCACTGCACTTTCCACGCCTCCAAGTCCCAATCGCTGCATAACGGTAGCCGGCAAGCCTTCAATTACACCTTGCGTCACTGCATAGCCAGCCAGGTCGCCACCTTTTAGGCCAGCGTCCCTGCCGGTAGTAATTGCACGGTTTGTCTCTTGTCCAGCAGCAGTGCCAATGGCAGCGTATGGCCCACCAACCATGCCAGCGGCATACATTGTCGTCAAGGATCGTCCAGCGCCGCGAAGGCCGCTTTGAAGAATGTCAGGAACAATACCGCCTTTTTCCTTTTGGCGTTGAACTTGTTCTACTGCTTCTGCGAAACGATTCATTCGGTCGGCATATTCTCCCTTGCCAAAAAGTCTTGCAATAGGAGAAACAATGTCCGCCCCGGTCTCAATGGCATACGCCTTAACACTAGGAAGAATGGATTCACCAAGTTCCTTGGTCGCTTGGGCCATTGTAGCTTCTTGCTCGTATTTCCGCCATGATTCTTCCTGTTCCCAAGCAGGCATCATTCTGGATGGAGCTTCCTTTTTTTCCGGCTGAAATCTTTCAGCAAAAGCAAGCACTTTTTCATCAAGTCCACCAGACTGCCCATTAAGCATGGCAGTATCAGTACCAAGTCGTAAAGTAAAATCAAGTATATCCGTGCTCAGCGGCATTAGGCGCCTCCAAGTTGTTTTTTATATTGTGCAAGAATTAGTTTTGCTTGCTCAATTGCTTCGTTCATTCTTGGCGAAATTTCTTCTCCATTTTCAATTCGTTTCTGTATTCCTCGCATGAATGCCTGTGCAGTCTTAACGTAACCCGGAAGGTCTTCATCTTCCTTTTTGTATTCTGCCACGTTACGCGCCCAGCTAATTAACTCACGCGGAGCCGCTTGCTCCCATCCTTGTTCTGCCGGTGGAACCATGGCTGCCTCGCCTCTTTGCTGCGGTCCGTAAATCCGAAACATGGCTTCCTCGACTTCTGCACCTGTGCGGTGTCGTTTTTCACCAGTTGGTATACCTGTTGGATCAAGTTTATCTACTAATTCAAGGGAAAGCTTTGTTCTCGTTGCGCGCATTTCCTTTTCGTATGCCGTTACTGCCTTAGCTTGCTCCAGTTCCATTGCTTGCTGATGTTTTTCTGCCCTTCCTTCTGGTGTATCGGCAAACTTAATTCGCACCACTGGACTGCCATTACGATCATAACCTATAAGGTCTCCAGTTTCAGGGTGACGCCAAATATCTCGCGGCCCCTTGCCAGGTTCAAATACTTCCTTATTGGGATCAGGCGGAATTACATCTTTATCAATGCCTAATGACCGAGCAATCAAAGTACGATCCGCTCGTATTTTTTCTTCCTCAGAAAATGCAGGATTTGCCTTGAGGTCTTGACGCGCCTTTTCAATCATTGCAATATCTTGTCGTGCCTTTGCGGAATACCTACGCTCCCAACCTTCCGCTTCCGCCTTCGCCTGCAATTCCATTTTCTCAGCTTCGTACTGCAATTGCTCTTCGGGAGTTACCCGCGCCCTACGAGTTTTTGGGCCGCCCCAGAGCCGCCGATACCACGGTACTCGCTCGTGGCGAATTCCTCCGCCTCCGCCACCGCCTGATGGAGTTCCACTGGGCTGCACCCTGGGAACCTCAGGAACCCTTTGCTGCCCGGCTCCGGCTAATGCCGCCAAAGCTACAAGGGCATCTATAGTTTCACCACCATGTTTTACTGTAATTGGCATTAGCTTATCCTCATATTACCAAGTGCATTCATCATTCCACCACCAATTCCACCTTGGCCAAGCGCTTGAGCTAAAGCCAAAATTACGTCAGACCTTGGATATTCATCAGTTCTGCGCTCCATGATTCCCAATCGAGTTCCCTGTCTGGGCTGCGCCATTTGCCCCATTACACCCAAGCGCTGCTGTAACATTTCATCAGCAAGACGGTTAAGTGATTCTTGTGTTCCACGTCTAACTCCAGCACGCATAGTTGGCGCTACCGTTGTGCCGGCCATACCCTGTCGGGTTAATTGCTGCATGATATTCGATTGTTCCCTCATTCCCTCTGCACGAATATCAGCCGCTCGCTGCCCAGTTGTTTGGCCAACCGTGCCAAGCATCCTCTGTTGGACGGCTGCCTGTCGTTGGCGCTCTAAATCAGCAATATTAAGCATTTGACGATAGCGCTGTTCATTAGCTGCCCTGGCCTGCCCCCATCCTCGATTATATTGACTTACTAAACTAGACAATCCACCAGCGGCTTTTTGCGCGGCTGCCTGCTGCTGAGCATATAGCCCCTTTTGCCATTCCCATTGCTCTTCAGCCATCTTTTGCTGCAATGCAGCACCAGCATCAAATGTATTTATCCATCCCCCTGGGCCACTTTGCCTGGAATAACCATAACCACCAAATGTCGGCATTATACTACCTGTCGGCATTATACTACTCCTTTGAAAAAAGCTTGTTCAATTTATGTTGTCTTTCAGCATATCCACAATCAACACCCAATCTTTCAGACACTACATTTACTACCTTATTCACTCCTATAGCGTCTGTAAATTTCGCTATATAATCTCCTAACCCTCTGGCTTTTTTATCTGGAGTCCATTCACTGAATTCATTGCTCTTCAGCCATTCCCGGTGTTCTTGCTACTCTAGCTCCAGGTATCATTAGATCATATAGTCCCATTATTGCCCTCTTTAATTATATATAACATCAAATATGTAAATAGAGCCCGACATTCTAATAGTCTGCCATTTTATTGTCCCTTTGTTATTATGGATTAACTACTGTTACTTCTCGTGTTGCACCGTCAATTGTTAGCCATTCAACTTTAGGAACCCAATCTAAATTCCCTTCTCGACATTCAACTGTTACTTGTTTTGTCCATGTATTTTCTAACATACCATTTGAATCATACATTTTAAGAGAAAAATCCAAGATTACATCACCACCGCTCCAGTTTAAGTAAACTGAATACTGTACTGAATATGTCAAAGGCTCCCAAGGGAGAACCCAATAAGGCTTAAAACGAACGGCTTTAATTACTATTTGGTTTCCGTTACATTCACCAATTAACCAATCCTTGGGATATGGAACCCCATTTTCATCCACCATATCATAATATGGCGCTAAAGCTTGTCCGTCAGCAGTAGGGGTCCTAATTTCAAATTCATCTGAACTTTCTGGACTTGCACCATGGGCAAAATACCACTTAGGATCATCAGGATACCAACCAGGTGGTATATCACTATCACGATTATTCCAAAAATAATGGTAAACTCTTGCATAAGGTGTCGTATGAAGCTCAATACTATTACCAAAATGTAATGATGCTCCAAAAATATTTTCGAGCTTAGCTTGTTCAGGATCGTCATTTCTATGCAATGGACCACGTCCCTGAAAACCAGTCATTGTAAGTGTCAATATCGCGTATGGTTCTCCCGCTTCTATTACAACTTCAATTTCTACATAAGCTTCTTCTGCAATTTCAAATACAGTAAAAGGCTTACTTTGTGCAGTTAAAATAACTACTCTACCTACATCATCAGCAGATACATCAAAAAGAAAAGTTGGCTCAGAACCCCAATAAGTTTCCCCTTCTGAATAATTTTGAGTTACAGTATCTTGGTAATTTGCATCCTCACTAAGTTTCAACTGAACACGAGCTTTTGTATCTGACCATTTAGCAGTCCAAAAGATTTGCCCATCTGGCTGCCCGGTTACAAAAGTATCATGGTCTATAAGATTAAGAGTAATGTTTCCAACTTCCATTCCCGGAACCATTATAGCAGGTGCCGTAAGGTCCAAAGCATAAATAGGTATATACCCCGGCGGGCATGGCCCCGGAAATATCCAGTTCACGTTCCAACCTGCGGGCACATCCACACCTTCAACCAGTGCGGCCGAAACAGCAGGTTTAGCAACGTAAGCACCACTCATTAGATAAACCACCCTGATATTTGTATATCAATTTGATCGGCACCATTTGACCAATACTCTATTTTTCTATTTGAATCAACAAGTACAATCGAAGCCAAGTTTGACCATGTATTTGCCGCTTGCACGTTACATTGCATAATACTAGCCGAATCACCTTTTTGTCTTATATATATTGATTTGTCAACAGTAGAATTATAAATTCTAACTCTAACTACGGCAGCATAAGAACCAACCGGAACAATACTACTTAAGTCAAGATCACGAAAAGTGCTATCGTGTATTAAATCACCTTCATCAAAATCCCATGGAGGGTCAGACCTCCCAACATATCCAGCATTATTTGTGAGTGTCGTTCCTGAAATTCCAGCAGCAGTACCAGCCAATGTCAACCACTTACAAGCTGTTTCTCCATCATCCCAGAAGAGAATACGATCCTCTCCCGGATCAGTCAGAGCTTCGATTCCTAAATGAGAAAGTGCAAGCGTAACGTAATCCCCACCATCTGTGTAACTAAGCCCCGTACTGGATCGCAGAACACCGTCATTTGAAGCTGCACCCAAGTAGCCAGGCGTTGCGCCGGCGTCTATTCCCACGTATTTATCTGCGCCGGCCGCAAGTGCAGTCTCAAACTCAGAGAATGTAATCTTTCGATTAGCTTCCGCTGTGGCATCATAAAATGCCAGTGTATCAGCGGCAGCAATTGCAGCTTCGCCAGTCAGGCCGTTAATATCCAGGGAAAGAGTTCTGGTTGAATTAATGGTCCCTCCGCCCGTTAAGCCGCTTCCAGCCGTGATTGAAACGCCAGTATGGTCTACATGCTTATTGGCATCGTAATTAGTAATTGCATTATGATCTATGTCAGTGGTTAAATTATGAGTATTAGTGATAGAGGCATGGTCAATGTCCGTCGTTAAATTGTGAGTATTAGTAATAGAAGCATGGTCAACATCTGTCGTTAAGTTGTGGGTATTTGTAATAGAATCATGGTCAATGTCTGTAGTTAAGTTGTGCGTGTTCGTTGTGGCATCGTGGTCCACATCAGCATCGTTAATCATGGACGCATCAATATGCCCTTCGGCATCTAGTATAATTGGCTTACCAGCATCAGCAGCGCCAGCACTTGTGTCAATAAAGTCACCTATTGGTAGATAACGAAAATCTCCGGGGCCAGATTCATCAAGCGTAGCAGACCTAAGAATCTTTCCGCTACTTGTTCCGCCAGCAAGTGCAATACCATCACCAATATCTGCTACTGATTCAACATAATTAGCCATAATCCCAAGACTTATCCAAGTGGCGCCCCAATCAGTTGACCGAAGAATAAGCCCAGAATTCGACGTGCCTGCTATAAGTATTCCACCGCCAAGACTGGCAACACAGTTTATACTTACCTGGCTAGCTTGCTGTCCAAGATCAGTCCATGTTACGCCATAATCAATTGATCTAATGATTTTTCCACCAGAATATCCACCAGCTAACACAATACCATTTCCAGCATATGCTATTCCATAAATACGTGTCATGCTTCCTTGCTGCCCAAGATCATCCCATGTTGCGCCATAGTCAGTTGACCTGAGAATCTTTCCATATTCCGCAGTACCAGCCAAGACAATTCCATTTCCAATATTGCAAAGTGAATAGATTATTGATTGACTATATTGAGGGCCTAAAAGTGACCATGTAGCGCCATAATCTGTAGATCGCCAGATACGTGCTCCATTGCCGCCTGCAACCACAATTCCCCCACCAACATAACATAATGCGTATATAGTAGATGCGTCCGTTAATACACCAAGATCAGTCCATGTTACTCCATGGTTAGTTGTGCGCAAAATTTTTCCATTATTTGTACCAACAACAGCAACTCCACTTCCAATATTACATGCAGAACAAAGATATGTTGCCGATCCTTGCTGCCCAAGATCATCCCATGTTGCGCCATAGTCAGTTGAGCGTAAGATTTTTCCACCAGACCCAGTAGCAGCAATAACTATTCCATTACCTAATGAACACATATCCTGAATAGTATAGCAGCTATGTTGTGTGCCTAAATCAGTCCATACCAATCCAGCATCGCCACCTACACCACCGCCAGGATCGCCAGCGCCACCACCCCCACCACCACTAGACACACCACTAGAAGTAGTCAAGAAATTTAAAAAAGTAAGTTTTTTATTTGTAGCAGTTTCAGTAATATCCCAAAATGGAATGAAATCACCAACTTCAATAGTGGCGCTATCTAAACCGTTAATGTTAAGGTCAAAAGTCCTATTGGCCGAAATATCTCCACCGCCCGACAAACCACTTCCTGCTGTTAATGTCACGCCCGTATGGTCGATGTGCTTGTTGGCATCATAATTCGTCAATTGATTATGGTCTATATCAGTCGTTAAGTTATGTGCTCCCGTAATAGAAGCATGGTTAATGTCGGTCGTGAGATTATGAGTATTCGTTATTGCGTTATGGTTAATATCTGTCGTGAGGTTGTGTGTGTTTGTAGTGGAATTATGGTCAATGTCGGCATCGTTGAGCATCGTAGCATCAACTTGTCCATCGGCGTCAAGTTTAATAGGCTTGTTCGCATCACCTGCGCCCGCAGACACACTAAGATGTTCTGATTCAGTGAAGTATCTGTTATCAAGTTGTCCTGCATCTAATTCTGTCTCCGTATAATATCGTGCATCCCCACGAGTATTGTTATGGTATTGCGTATGATCGTCATCGGTAAGCCCCTCTAAGTCGCCATGGTCCCGCTCTTCTAATGTTTTCACATCCTTGTCCAATCGCTGGAAAGCCTGACGTACTTCAGTTCTGCTTTCGGGATGTGGAATTCGCCTATTTGCCATTACAGTATTCTCCGGCTGCCCGCTTCGGTAACCACAGCAGTAATTTGTTCAAGTGCCCACTTACGACCAGAGGCGCCAGTTAATGTCAACAAAGCTGCCTGCCCTCGACCGCCTGAATATGCAGTTGCATTTATGCCGGCTACCCACGTTCCAGTGCCTTGCGTACCTGCTATCGCTGTTGCCTCAAATGTCAATGCTGGACATACGGCCCACGTCACATTTCCGCTGTTTTCAGCTATTTCAGCATCTAGTGAAGTAAGAATTCCAACCTGCCCATCAGGCGCCAATGGAATTGGGCCTATGTCCACATACGAAGAAAAAGCCGTACCACAGTCTGTTTCTGCCAGCCCACTAAAGCGGCGCAACTTCCCATCGCGGCAACCAAGAATCACCCCGGAATCTTCAATGGCTGTAGCTTGTAAGTTACAGGTAGCAGTTGGCTCGTAATTGGTAGGTAATGTAAACGGCCAAAATGTCTTACGTTCCCAATCCATCCACCAGTGAATCCTTGCGTTTGACGAATCCGGCGTAAGATAAATATGCACGCCACGATCTTGAATGTCATACTCAAGTAGCACAGTGGTCGTGTCCGGGTCGAAGTTCAGAAGCTCTTGCGGCAGCACTTCACGCGACATGGAAATTGGCATCGAATCTCCACCCGGAGGCAGAACATAAATGCCGTCCAAGGAAAGAAAGATAAGCTCCCCAGCCGGGCCCCAGCACCATGCGTGCCTGCCCACAATTCCTATTGTGTGGGAAAGAGCATCAAGGCTCGCTCCGTAAGCCGGATCACCGCGCATTCGCCACAGTGAATTACGACAGCCCAAGATCAGATAATCATCGTGATAGGAGACAAGTGCCGTAATTGCCTCTCCGGGCACGCCAGCTTCACTTGACGTACCAGCTACCGCTCGCTGGCTATCCTCTTGCGAATAATCCCAGTCAGTCTCAGTGCTCTGTCTTGCCGCATACCAGACATGTGGTGCAATTTCGGCACCGGCCAAAAAGAGCCGGTCAAGGTGCCGGCAAATCAATGGATTCCCCGTAGGCACCTGCCCGGCAGTGGCCGTGAGAATAGAAAGCGTATTTGCAATTGGATCGTATATCTTGGGTGCTCGTTCAATACGAAATGAGCATGTCCCATCACCCGGCTCCGAAGCCAGTGTGAGATTGTTTCCAGAACGAGTTGTGATTTTATATGTTCCGGCTGTCGTACTTCCACCCACGTTACTAATTACAACCACATCATCATAATTTGGCGAAGCAATGCTTGACGGCCATGACTCGTAAGTTTCGGACGTGAGAACTGCCCCAGATACGATACCATCTGTGCCAGTTGCCTTCAAATCACCATGATCGGCGATGTAAAGTTTCTGCCCGCTTTGGACGGCAGTTAAAGAAATATCGTCCCTGACGCTCAAGTTACTGCTTACTTCCGCCATTCGACCATACGGAGTCTCTTTATATATATCGCCACCAGCGGACCCCACGAGCATTGAACGTAACGGCGTAACTGTTCCGGTCGAATAATACTGCACCCGAAACACGTTCACTAAACACAAGCCACCGTCAACAGTACATTCCATACCAAAACCGACACGGCTCCCGGTATGAGCGCCAACTGTGCCGGTTAGAATTTGAGTGCCGTGCCAATACACAGTAACAGTAGTGCCGCTAATTGTTGCAGTCAGCCAGCCGGGTTGTGCTGAGCTAATCGTGCCAGAGTCGGTATCTACAGTTGTTAGTACACCAGTAACATACGACTTCAACGTTGCACTATACGACCCATCGCTGCCAGTCATGGTAATTTCCACTTTAACTCCGTCAGTCGCATAAGCCGGAGTTGTATTATCCATACGGAAATACAATTGATATTTACCGTGATGTGCTCCGTCCCATGGTGCAATAAAAACCTCTACCGTATAGCTTTCTGAAGTATCAATGGTCAGCGCATCTCGCACTACAGCAGCATCATCTACACTGGTATCTACAGATGCCATGGATTGAAGGATATTCGGAACATCCGAAGCCCAGCTTGCCTGAGTCCACGCTGCTGCCAATGACGATCCGCCAAACGTGTCGGACCAAGCAGTGAAACCGTCACCTGGAGCAAGAACCATTGGAACCAGGAATCGCACGTTTGATCCAATATCATCCTGGGAAAATTGAATAAGCCCCGGCCGACTCCCGCCCCGCTCCCGGCTTTCCAATGTGCTCACTGGCCTGACGTTCTGACAATCGGGTGTCGTATATGGTGGCTGCTGGCGATGAGCCGCCTTACGATCCAAGCCGCCTAGCGGGAACTGGATTCGTAGTTGTCTTTTTCGTCCCATAATTCCACCTATGAAAAACGGCGACCCTGCATTAAGCCGGATCGCCGGAGTGTTTACCAATCAAGCCGGCCTAGGAAGTTTTCCCCTCATCATCCAAAAACAGCTTAGGAGTGCCGTCTTCGTTGCGGAAAGATTCTTCCTCTTTGGCCGTCCGAAGCTTAAGGAAAAACGGCTCTAACACTGCAAGGTCATTGACCGTCAACGATTCGTCCTTCTCATCAACCGTATCTACTACTTCCTCAAAATCCAATGCACACAATGGAAGATCAGACTCTTGCAATAGAATTTCATTAAACCTCGTTCCATAAGCTAAAGACTCTGGAGTATTCGGCTCGATCTTCGCACTTTCACCTTCCTTAGTGTTAGTCAACTCGTGTATCAAAGCCACGCGCTGTCTCTCAATAATGTCATACTCTGCCGACACTTGCTGAGTGTACTTGAGAATCTTATACGCCAGCTTCGGGCGCATGTTGATTTTCGACAATTTCTGCCA